ATAATCAGTAGAAAGGACAATATAATAACTATTAATTTTAACAGTAAAACAGATGGGAGTGCATAGTATGGCCAAATGGGAAATGAATTGTAAGGATAAAGATATGGTAAATAGTCCACCACACTACAACAAGTATGGTTTAGAGTGTATAGACGCAATAATGTCAGCCACTGGAGAAGGCTTTGAATATTATCTACAAGGAAATATAATGAAGTATTTGTGGAGATACAGATACAAGAACGGTGTGCAGGATTTAGAGAAAGCACAGTGGTATCTAAATAAGTTGATAGAGATAAAAAGGGATGACAAAAAGTCTCCAGATTTATTTACTTCTTTTGGTATAGAGTTGGACAATGGTTGTTAAAATATATTTAACATTGGATGTGGACAAAGATGAATATCCAATCCCTGCTGATGGTGATCCTAGTGAGGAGATACAAGAAGCGTTAGAAGAGTTTATCTATGATATTGATGGGCTAAAAGTAAAACATATAAAAATAACAATGGAGAGTTAGTATGAATGATTATCAAAAATTTATTGCAATATCTAGGTATGCTAGGTGGATTGACGAAGAGAACAGAAGAGAAACATGGGAAGAAACTGTGCAGAGGTACGTGGACTACATTACTGAGAAAGTCAAAGGTCATTTACCTAAAACACAGATTATCGATGCTATAACTAATTTAGAAGTGATGCCCTCTATGAGAGCATTGATGACTGCAGGGCCAGCTCTTGAAAGAGATAACACAGCTGGATATAACTGCAGCTATTTGCCTGTTGATGATCCAAAAGCTTTTGATGAAGCTATGTATATTCTTTTGTGTGGCACTGGTGTAGGCTTCTCTGTAGAAAGACAGTACGTAAATCAGTTACCAGAGATTCCACAAACTTTGGATGAAGTTGACACTTGCATAAATGTGCAAGACAGCAAAGAGGGTTGGGCAAGGGCATTGCGTAAACTAATAGGACATTTGTACATGGGAGAAATTCCTATATGGGACATGACAAAAGTAAGACCTGCAGGTGCTAGGCTAAAAGTGTTCGGTGGTAGAGCCAGTGGCCCTGCACCTCTAATAGACTTATTTAATTTTACTGTAGCTCTGTTCAAACAAAATGCAGGTCGTAAGCTGTCTAGCTACGATTGCCATAACCTTATGTGTAAGGTAGGGGAAGTTGTAGTTTCTGGTGGTGTGCGTAGATCAGCAATGATTAGTTTGTCTAACCTCTCAGATCAACGTATGCGACATGCTAAGTCTGGTAAATGGTGGGAGACAGCACCACAGATGGCTCTATCAAACAACTCTGTATGCTACACTGACAAGCCAGATGGCGAGACATTCTTACGTGAATGGACATCTCTTGTGGAATCAAAGTCTGGGGAACGTGGTATATTCAACAGGATATCAGCAAAAGAACAGGCAAAGAAGTTTGGTAGAAGAGATGCAGACCATGAGTTTGGTTGCAATCCTTGTAGTGAAATCATACTGCGTCCTTACCAGTTCTGCAATCTCACAGAAGTTGTGATACGAGAGAAAGATAAGTTTGATGATTTGAAAAGAAAGGTTATGCTTGCCACCATACTTGGCACAGCACAAGCTACTCTTACAAAGTTTCCATACTTGCGAAAGATATGGAATAAGAACACAGAAGAAGAAAGACTTCTTGGTGTCAGCCTTACAGGCATTATGGATAATGAACTAACAAATGGGAGAAAACATGGGCTTGAAAAAACCCTCACAGCACTCAGGGAAATTGCAGTTGAAACAAATAAAGAGTGGTCAGCAATCTTTGGTATCCCCCAAAGCACTGCTATCACATGCGTCAAACCAAGTGGGACAGTATCGCAACTTGTGGACTCAAGCAGTGGTATCCACCCTCGTCATAGCAGTTATTATATTCGTACCGTTAGGGGCGATAATAAAGATCCTCTTACTAACTTCATGATAGATAGTGGGATACCTAGCGAACCTGA